GACTGGTTTTTTATCTGATGTTGCGGGTGCGGTCTTTAAGATTCATTTAAGCATCAACTTTCTTGCGTACACGTTTAGGTTTTGGCTCTTTAAAATCTTCAGCGGTTAACTTAGCCTCTTCAACCATAGAAGCGGTAATTGTTGGTGGCTCATTTGTTACCAAATATTCTGAGCAAGCGACAAGTTCTTCTTCTGTTTGTTCTTGTTCAAAGATTGGAACCACAACAGGCTCAGGTTGCACTTCCATGAAAGCAGAAACAACCTTATCTGCTGGAACTTCAACGATGTCGCCTGCAATATATCGTTTTCCATTGAAGAAGTAACTGTTTACTTTGTTTGTTATTTGTACTTTAACCATAAAATTATTCTCCATTATTATTATTGAACAAAAAAAGAAAAGATTTGGGAAATTAAGTTTGTGTATTAATCTCGCATATAGCCGCTGGTCTTTTTATGATGGGAACTACAGCTTCCCAAACTTTGCCTTGATAATTCATTGATGGCAACTGAGTGAGGTATGTGCTTACATCTGCACCGACGCCTAATTCGAAGTTTCCAGGTGAAGTGTCAATTAGCAAAGTGTTGGTTGATGTACCAGCCGCTGCCAAAAGATTGTTTGATACAACAATGCTGCCGGGTCCACCTAAGAGGTCTTCGAGAACTTGGAATGCAAAAGTGTCTGTAGTGCCAACGAGAACACGAAGTTGACTGTAGAACGTGCTGTTGATAATCATTTTGTAGGGTCCATAGAAGCCGTCTGTTTCAAGTTCCGCGATAGCAGCATTTGTATCTGTTATGTAGTCGCTGCTCCAGTCGCCGCCGTTAACTGTGTTTCTGCCAGTTGCATTTGCGAGACCTTCAATTCCAAGTGCTGGCCATCCTGTGTATTCGCCTGTCAATATGAGTTTGTCTTCTTCCTCTGCAATCTGTCGAGCTGCGTTAACTGCGTTAGCTGTGTTTAAGTCTTCGCCACCGTTGCGTCGTGCAAGAACATCTCGCCAATGAAGTTTATAGTCCTTCGAGATAATTGGCACTTTAACTTCGTGACCGCTGAGATCTACGAAATCCATTGATTCTTCTTCACCAGTCATGCTGATGAGGGCTTGTCCCATGTCGTTTTCAGTGTAGAAAGTTGTTTTTGTTATGCCTGCGTTGCCTAGTGATCGTGTAGGCATTAAGGTTCTGCCAACAAGCATTGGTCGAATGGTCTTTGTTATTTGGGTTTCAATTAGGTTTACTTCGTAGTCTGTTAATGTTCCTGTTGCGTTTCCGATTCTATTCATAGAGTTCATAGTCATAGTCTCCTAGATAGTCATGTCCATTAAGATCCAATCGCATGTTGTAGAGTTCGAGGAACTTGACGCTGCTTTACCAATTACTTGTCCTGCAGTTGCTGCGGGTGTAACCATTCCGAGTGCGCCTGAAGTTAAGTTAGTGCCAACAACTACGGTGGTGCCTGATATGAGAACTACTTTAACGCGGATGGGACCATGTAACACTCTGATTTGGTCGCCTGCTGCAAACGTAGTTGTAAGTGAACCTGTTTTAGCTGTGAATGCGTAGTCAGATAGTTTCTTGTCAGATGGAACATCAGCAACACCTATAGATAGCACGGAGCCTGTTGGAGCAAATGTTATGGACCAATCGTTTGTGTCGCGTATGCATACTCTGCCAGGAGCTAATCCAGTTGCAACGGTTAAGGCTTCTTTTTCTTCAACGATTGGTTGTCCCGCTTGCAAAATGGCGTTAGCAGTCATAGCTGGAGTATTTCCTTGTGGCATCTAAAAGTCGCCTCCCATCTTTTGGATTTCTTCTCGGCTTTTGCCGTAGAGGTTGCCAACAGTTAAGTTACTGTCGACTGATGCGTTTCCGGCACGAATACTTTTATAGACGCCTGTTGATGCAACATTAAAGTTTTTGCCTTTGCTCAATGTTTCTTCAATTACTTGTAGTTGTGAAGGATTCATCTTTAAGAGGTCTGCTTCTTGATATTCACTGGCTGATTGAATCTTTAGGATGAGGTCTGCTTTCAAATCGTTTTCAATGATGCTGTTTGCTTGTTCAAGTTGCTGTCTTAAAGCGGTGGCTTCTGAGGTTAATGAGGTGTTGATGTTTTTGAGTTGAGCATTTTCTAATGCTAATGCGGCGTTTGCTGTTTTGTAGGTGTCGGACGCTATTTCCGTTTTAACATTTTCGGTCATAAATTTTTGTCTTTTGTTTTTGAACCAAATTTTTTAAAGACACTTGGGGATTGTCTACAACCGACTTCCTTTTCTCTGCTTGTTGTCCACAGAGGTCAACTAATGACTAAAAAGATAAGGGATTACGTCTTTGATGCCTTAATGCTTCGATTCTTTGTTGTTCGCCACGTTGCTGCTTCATCTGTAAAAGCTCTTGGTTGCGTTGTATGAGTTCTTGTATGCTTATAGAGGGTGTTTTAGGTTTAACTTCGGGTGTCTTGATTGGAAGCGGAGTCGTTGCGGGTGTTGTTGGGGGTGTAGGTATTACGGTGGCAGGTGGGGTCACTGAAACTGAAACATCCACTTTAGGCGCCTCAACTGCTACAGGAACAACATTAGATTCTTGTTTCTTCTGTGAAGCCGCTGCAAACTGCTTAACTTCTTCACTTGATACGCCTATTCCGCAGTTAGGATAAGTACATCTGCCTTTCCAAACGCCTGTAGCAACGTGGTCGATAACGATGTTACGCATCGCCAAATCATAATGTTGCCCATGCCACTCCCCAGGCGTAGGATCTTCACTATAATAGAAGCCAATAGAAACGTCTGCTTTCTGTTTCTTCTCTTCCCCCGGCGCAACTATTTCGGATGCGCATGCTTGAATGTTATCTAGCCAATCCATCATGTTTCTTTCTTTAAAGATGTCTTTGCTAAATGATAAGGTGGCGCGTATTCGGTCGCGATCAAAGAAAGGTTTCTCTACAAAGCCAAAGATTTCGTCTTGTGAAGTTACGACTTTGGCGGCTGGGTGTTCTTTAATTGTGAGTTTTGCACCGCCTGCTAGTTTAGAGGCTTTAAGTAATTCAGCTCGTGACCAAAGGCATTGTTTGTTTTCGCCTGCGTTGCCAGCGGGAAAAGTATAGATGCCTTCCTTAGCTATAACAGCTGATACTTTTAGGCAACATGAAACATCCTCAGACACTTGCATGGGTTCTGAGAAGACAGCGTATTGAGTAGATAATTCAGGTTTAACTATATTTTCTTTATTTGTTTCAGTCATGGTTAAACTCTTCTTGATTTATTTAAGTAACTTATTTTTGAAGCATCACTCATAAATTCGCCTTTACGTTGAGCTTCCATTTTTTTATCAAACAACTTGTTTTTGAAATCTTGATCGAGTAGTCGCTGTTGTTTTTGCTGTTGCATAAGTAAAAACTCATCTGTTGTCACTACATACAAGGGTTCTATAGGTGGAGCTACTGGCTGTTTAGGTTGTGTTTTACGTCGTTTTCTGTGACTGCCAAACTGAGGAATATTGTATTGCAAAAAAGGAATTTCAGATGGCGACGCAGCATAAGGTAAAACTTGAACCTCATCTACGATTCCATTCAAAGGATAGTCTGGTCTTGCAATATATAAGCTTCCAGTCCACGCAGGAATTAACTGTACTGTTGTAGCTGAAGATAATATGTTTGTTCCATCAAAATAAATATTAACAGTATTATCTCCCCCACCATAATGATGTGTGATAACGATAAAATGTCGGTTTCCATCAAATATTGTTGTCGGCGGTGACTGAGGTGCCGTATCTCCAGAAAAACCCGCATATATCGATCCATCTGAGAATAATAAGAAATAGTAAGTTGAATCAGTAGGATTTATAAGACCTACAAATCCTGAACTTGGCGCGGTTCCTTTAATCCAACAGCAAAATGTGAATTGTGGACATTGCAAAGAAGATGATGCAGGTATGCTAACGTATCCACCATTTACACTGAGTGCGTTTCCATATTTGCCTTGTACCCACGACGGCAACGGTGAACCAGATAAGGTGCCATCATTGCCGTTTCCACTTGAATCATGCGCTATACTGCCTGAGTCTTCATCAAACCGTAAATGTAATACTGGCGCGTAAACAGACATCTTTAAGCCTTCACTTTATTTTCTTCTGTCATGTTTAAACCCCTGTTAATTTTTTCAAATTTATTAATTGGATTTCCTCATTTCTACGTTGCCGCCTCATCTGAAGTAAACGGCGTTTCTTTTTAGACAACATATAGCTTGTTCTGCCCCTCGCGTAACTACCTTGACAGTGAGCACCAAAGCTTTGTTCCCGTGCCAAGTTGAAGCCATTAAAGAAACTCATATTTCTGTTTCATACCGTGTTAACTCAAGCTTCGTTTTAGAAGCTGTATCCATCCATGCTTTAGAAGCACGTTTATTACGCAGCAACCTAGTTAATTCGTCGCCAGTTAAAACTTCAATTAAGTCTTGGTCTATAGTGATTTTGTCGTTTGTATCCCAAGTTATAGTATATTCTACTTCATTGATTGTTATTTTAGCCACATATGTTGGATTAACCATTTTTTGTTTTCTCCTAAATTAATAGTATGTTACTGCAAGAACCATTTGAACATCATTAATTTTGATAACTCCTGTAGTAGCATAAGCTGAAATCCAATTGAACTCGTAAGTTGCGTCAAAACTATCGACGCACCCAACTATATCACCGGCGCCAATTAACCGCGATGCACCCGCTGTTTGAGATGCAGCTAACTTGAAAGTATCAGCATAAATATCGATAGCTGCACAATCATCTTCAACGCCTTGTTTATTTACATTTATTGAAGACGTCATTAAGATTTTGTTTTCTGCAGCCAACATGTTTTGCAGTTCCCGAAAAATCAACTGTGCTTCAGCCTTCACAATATGGATGTTAAATCGTTTAGGCAGAGTTACAGAGGGTAAAGATACACTGTAAAATTCATGGGGCACATGCACAATTAACTCCACGACAGGAGCAACCGCGCTATAGAAGTATTCAGTAACTGAATTATTGCGTGTATGATCATCTACTATGGCAATGGCGTCTTCAATTTCAAAATCCAATTCGCCTAAACGTCCGCCGCCAACTTTAAATTCTTTCACAGCAAAATAAATTGTGTATAGAACAGGCGAAACCCCCCCCATTCTATACACCATGTACCAACTGTTGTCGGTGTGAAATTAAGAAGTTTGTACCATCCAAACCCAACTTCAGAGACAACTCCAGATAGGCGGGTGTCGTCTGCCGCAATGATTGTGCATGTAGGCGTTAACCCAATTGATGCAGTTCCTGTTGCTGTAGTTGTTATGTAGCATTTATCAACGAAGTTCTCGCCGATCTTTAAGTCACTCATGTTTACTTTGCCTCTATAGGTATTTTGAGAACAGGTTGAACATATCCAAAAGTGATTAAGATAGCTGCTTCACTAGTTAAAGCACTGTGATAGGCATATACTTCTGGTTGAATTTCAATATAATTACTCAATGTTTATTCTTCCTTTGTTGTTGGTCCTTTTGTCCAATCTGTTCCTATGTTACTCCATAAATCTAAGTTTGATTCAGGTCCCCACTTCTCATCTTCACGTATAAGTAAGCAGCCGCATGTTCCTTCTTTTCCCCATAAGGTTTTGTGGACGTTTGCATATATGTCGTCGCCGACCCATTCATGATCTGGAAATACTGTTCTAAGTTGGCTGCCTGTGAAGGTTGAACCGTCAAACATTTCGCAGTATATGCATGATGGTCCTTCTGGTTGATGGTGGGTGTCTAAGTAGAATGTCCATAATGCGTTTACGCTATACGGGCTTGTATCGCGTAGGTGTTCTGGGATGCGTTGTTTAGCTGCTAACTGCGTTAGGTTTACGAGTGTTAGTAATTTCTGTGATAATATAGCTTGCATCTCCTTTCGCTATTTGTTCCTGTATCTTTTTATCTTCTAAAGGATTGTTGGGCTTAGCGTCAAATGGCGCTTTCCCCTCTTGACCCAATGGCTGCTTCTTAAGTGGATCAGGATTCAACGGTAGCCCCGTAAGTGGATTCACACCTATTTCAGGTTGTGGACCGTTAGATTTGCCTTTTAAATCGTCCCCGCCCTCTTCCTTACTTAAATCTGTGCAGTCAGGATCAATCATCTTTCTAATTTCGTTTCGTTTAAAGAACGACCAAAGATAATCGACTTCTTGCGCACGAACTAAAGCCATCTGCTGCTTAGTCTGTTCATCTAGTTCGAATCCGCCTTTCCAGTTAAAAGTGAAGTCTGTTTCTTGCCCTATCAAGGCTTCTATGATTAAGCGTATGCCGTCTTCGTAGCTGGATTGTTCGCCGCTTATCATACTCCAAAGGTTAGAGGTGTCTGTTTGTGAACCTGTTAATGCTCCTGCTTGCACACCCCTAAGAATAGCTAAGGGTATTCCTGTACCACACGAAATATGCTCCATCGGTGGCAAATAATAATTCATTGGATCAAGAGCATGGCCTTGTAAGCCTTTGAAATCTAACAGTTGATCTTCATTATGAGCAAAATAAGTACGTGCTGACAGATCCTTAAATGAACCTGACGCAATGAAGTCGTCTATGTCTTTTTTCTCTGCACCTGTAAATGTAATGTCGGGAAACCCTGAGCCGTATCTATACATTGTTTGGCCCATACCCCACCGAATATTTCTAAGGGTTGTTAAGTCGTCCCAGATAGCATCTAAAACAGATTTACCCATCCAATCATGATCTATAAGGCGCGTAGCGAAGTGAACCACTCGGCTATAATGTACTTTCATTGAAGCTAATTGCCCTGGGCGACTAATCACGTAGTATAAGGGTAAACCGTAGCGTTCACTGTTTGGATCTTCATCTAATTGAGGCACGGATATTTGTGTGGGTCCATACGCTTTAATCTCTACAAGTTCCCCGCTTGTTTTAGGTTCTGCAAGCGATTCTGCTGAATCATTAAAGCCAAGTACAATTATTGCCCAACCATACCCACGTTCAAAGATTGCCATACGGGTTAATTCTTGTTTAGCATTAATCTTATCTAGTTGCTTCTGTATGCGTTTATCGAATGCAACGTTGTCTTTTGAGGCGGGTTGTGCGGCTGTTTCTGTTGGTGCCGCTGAAGGAACACGATAGTTGCTGCCTTCAAGGGTGAACCAGTTGTCAAAGATTGCTTTAGCTATTGAGAATACAGTTCGAAACGCCACGGGTTCGCGTAGTATGGCAAAGGTGCGTAATGTGTCGTTGATGTCTTCACCATATTCGCCACCGCCTCCTGTTCCACCGCGGGGTATAGTGATGCCTGTACCTGCTTGAGTAGTAGAAGCTAAACCTACATGCTTAACTGAAACACGCTGAGTCATATGTTAATATCTCCAAAATACACTATCTGATTTTGCCATATAGATCGCCAGCGGTGAAACGTTCAGACACTTCTTCAACCTTCTCAGTTTTTTTGGGATATTCCATTTCTTCCCTTGCAAGATACCAATTCATAACAGCGTCCATAAAAGTCATAACTTCTACTTTTTTACCAAGCAAACCTCTTAAAACAGTGCTTTCTTCCTTTGGTTCAGGATTTGCATCTGCCACAATATACTTAGCAATTAATGTGGCTTGTTTGTAATTGTTAGTAAACATATTCAACCACGCTGTCAAGGAATCTTCAGTAAAAATATCAAATACTGGTCCCCTTTTTTTTGGAGGGGATAATAATTTTTGTGTCATTTGTTAACGTCTCCAAACCATTTCTTAAACCATACTTGTCTATCAGTTGCTAATTGTGCCCAATCAGTTGTAATATCAGGATCAGGGTTTATTTGTGGAAACTCTGTTTTTGCGTCAACAATGCAAAGGAGAATGTCTTTTGCAAGTTGCAGATTACGGTTACTTCTCTTAACCATGAACCCAATAATTTTAGTGGATAATTCACCGTGTGTCATGCCATCGCTTTTCCTTTGCTATTTACATTTTTAAATTCGAAGCCCATATTATTTGAGAAGCCTACAAAACTGCAGTTAGAACAGTTTACTTCTGTTTCAAATGCCTTCGTATTTTCTATGGCGCGAACTAGGTTAAGTGTGCGTTGTTGACACGCTGGACACGACGTTTGAGACACTAAGGCTTTCATGCTGTTAGTTAACATAATGGATTTAGTGAATGTTTGCTGTGGCTTTTGAGGATGCAAAAGATTTAACATTTAACCGAAACTCCAACCGTGAATATCATGCTTATGAACCTGACTAAACGCACCCGATAAAGCATCAACTTGATCATCATGCTCACCAATTGGGAAACCTTCTAATTCATCTAGGAATGCATTGTTCCATGTGCCACGTACAAGTTTAATGTTTCCTGCTTCAGCCGCTGACGCAACTGGTGCGGCTCGTTCTGCTTTGGGACCAGTGGTTTTTAATCCATAGAAGGTTTTGCCTTTCAACACTTCTCGGTTATACCTATCAATTGTATCAACGCCTGATGAACCGGGTTCTTGCTCCATCACAGTTTTAGCGTCTTTATCAAGTTGTAAATCTGAGGTTTGTTTAATGAGTGCTTCTACTTCTGCTGGGTTGCCACGCATACGCCGAATATCTATGATGTAGTAGACGCCGTTAACTTCACCTAATAACAGGCCAACTGTATAGTCAGGATCTTTGTTTGTGCTCTTTGGTTTAGTTGCTGCTTTATCCCAGAACCTTATGAGTTTAACGTCATGTGGGTAAGCATCTACTACTTGGAACCATTCACGTTGAAAGATTGAGCCACCATGTTTAGCAGTCCAATCGCCCTCAAGATATTGTCGACGTGTTATAGGGTCAAGATTGTTGAGTGATTTAATGTAGCTTGTTTGATCGATGTATTCGTTGTCTGTTAGTTTAGCTGATATGAATATGCGGTTGTGTTCGTATCCTTCAACCATGAATCTTTGTTTAACCCAATCATGCCCAATGCCCCCAGGGTTAGATGCGCATCTCATTCGTAGGGGTACATGGCTGTTCTTAAGCCGCCGCAACCTCGAAAACAAATACCTGTACTTATCTTCTTCAAACTGTGTAACTTCATCAAATCCGATGCTTTGAAACTCTGCGGATTGGTAACGGTATTTGTCAACGTCTGTGTCAAGGTATCCAAACGCAAGTTTAGCACCTGAGGGAAATTCCCAACAGTTTTCTTGTCCTTTCCACGTTGCATCCGTCGGCATCAACCACTGTTTAGACCTATCCATTAAAGCGCCGGGCAACGCTAAATCACGGAAGCTGCGTCTAAAGATTATTGCTGAGTAACCGGGTACATCGACATATTGCAATGCACACATTAAGAGCCAATCTGATTTACCGCCGCCTGCTGCGCCGCCATATAAGACTTCTTCGTTATCTAGTAAAAGAGCCAGTGCTTGTTTAGGGGTTGGTTTGTGGGGTATGTACTGGTTGAGGAGTACAGTGTTCAAGAAGAGCTGCTTCTTCAAAGAGGCTTTCGTACTGTTTAAGCAAGTCGCTTGTAACATTTACTTTAACTTCTGTTTCATTTTTACTTATTGACAAAGTTTCTGTCTTTAATGTTTCGCCTGCCAACACTATAGCTAATTGATCTTTATCTGATAGTTTATTGTTGGCTGCTTTACTGATTAAGTTTAATGTGCATAGGTTTCTTAAGACGTGTATTGTTTCGGGGTTTTGTTCTGCGTCTTCTTGCGCTATCTCATTTAGGTAGCGTCTTATTGATCTGTCTGAACCGCCGAATACTGTTCTTAAGTGGTCTCTGTCGAATGATCGTGTTCTTAATGATTCTCTGATTAACTGTTTTTTTGCCTGTTTGGTCAACTTGGACATTTGCGACATATTACATGTTTCCTATGATTCAGAATGTTTTAAGATTAATAAAAGACCTTCAGATGTTTTCTGCCATTTACCTTCTATTGTATCATGAGTAGCGAAACCGAACTGTTGTAGATAAGCATAGGGGATTGATATTATTCTTGTACTATGATGATTCATAGAACAAAGTTTATGCCATTCTACCTGGTTGTTGGTGTGTGCCTTTAAAACAGATTCTGAAGATGTACGACGAGGTATTTGATTTTTCTCTAAAATTCTGCATGCGGTAGATGTAGCTATTCCGTATTTAGTTTTTAAGTTAGGTAACGATAAACCGTTTTTGTAGTCAATGATAATAGACTCATGATCATATTTTCTACGTTTTAAACCAGCTATTTTTTGCTTAGTTACTTGTTGTGTCATGTGTTGTACAACTTACCGTAATATTTTTGTACTTCAATGTACATTATTGTACATGTCTATAGACCACGTGATGAAAGCACCTTTGCACCCACCCGCATAGACCCTCTCTAAAGGCGAGCGGTTTATGGGTGCTTGCTTTCCATTAATGATCCTGTTTCAAATGCTTCTCATACTGAGTTATTATGAATTTGGTTGGTCCTTCCCACCAACATGTACAGAACTCACAAACTTTAATTTGATGTTCAGCCTTCACAATTCATATCCTCATGTACTGTAGAGGGGTGTGTTCGTTCTTCATGTATTCCACGTAACCAACCGATTGCATACGGAACACAATATATGCTTATCACAACCACTGCTAAGATTGATAGTTGTGTTAAATCCATTTGGGTTTTCTCCTTTGGGTTTACAGTGCCTTCGTATGTGAGCTTGCTGATAGAATATGAGGGGAAGTAAACGAAAAGTTGGCTATCGAGCGCACTACGTGAAGGCATATCTGCCCCAATTGAGACAAATTAATGTTGCGCAGGTTAAGTCCGCGGCTTAGATGTTAGTATCCCATTTGCCTGCGCTCATAGGGCTTAATGCCATCATATCGCCGTAAGTTTTCCAACCGATACAACCCACGATGGAATAATGATAAGATACACGCCGTCACCAGCGTACGTTTTCACGTCTGTACTGCAGGGTTCCTTGTCACGGTTACTATGTTCGGTTGTTACTTTATTTGGGAACTACAGACTTCGGATTCACCATGGATACTTGCTAAAGGCATCCTGGTTACCGTTGCGCACCCTTTTAGCAGAGCGGTAGTTCCCAGCAACTTTGACAGGGGTGATGCTTCCTTACTTTTCCCATCCCACTATTATGCAGGCATCATCATTTCAGGAAGACTCTTAGTCACTAAAAAAACTATGGATGTAAAGTATTCGCGTGATATATCCAGTTGCCTACAGGTGGAACAAAACTAATAGATGCTGTGCCTGAGGCGTCTGTTGGTGCTGATCCCATTAAGTTGCCGTTTTGATCATAAAAATCCACGTTGACTCCTGCTAATGCATCGCTAAGTGTTGTCGTTAAAGTCCATGTTGCTCCCCATGTTACTGTTGAAGGCGAAATAGTTACTTGTGAAAGAGTAGCTTGTGGTACAGGTGTAGGTGTTGGAGTGGCTGGTGGAGGTGTAGGATTTACGGTTCCAGCTGTGCTATCAGGGCTTCTTATGCCATAAACTGCAACAGCGTAACCAATCAAAGAAAAAGCAGCGATAGCTACGCATACTGCGATTAAAGCGTATTTTTGGGTTGAAGATAATTTACTTAAGACATTCATATTGTTTTTCACCTCTCTAAACAACTACTTTCTTTTCTATTGTAATTATTTGTTTTAATCCATCTGAGCTGGTGAATACTTTGTTTGATGGAATAACCCCGGATATTTGTGATTCAATAGTTTGTGATTGTTTAAACAACTCGGTTTTTTGTTGTTCAACAGTTTGCTGCATTGACGCATATTTATTTTGTATCTCAGAATACTGTGTGGATAACTGTTCTTTTTCTTTGCTTACTGTGGTGAATGCTTCATCTTTCAATTTTGTTGCTGAAGTTAATTCTTCTGTTTGCCCGGTTAATGTTCCTATGGTTTCATCTTTGCCTTTAATCTCTTTTGTTGCCCAACTTGATAATGCAGCTTTCTGCTTCTTAATTTGATTATAAGCATAACCAAACGCTGCAGTGCCTGCTAACCCTACACCTGTGGTTCCTACAAGGCCATAAACTGTAGAAAACGTAGTTGTGATTTGCGTATGTAAATACGCGTATGCCATGTTGCCATAATACGCGAAGGGATCAATATTTAGATACCAAAGTATAGGAAATGCAATCAAAGCTACAACAACAACTACAATTATGAGTTTAATTGCACCATTCATTTTATCCTGTCCCTTCTAAATTCATGAGGAAACGAGCTTCAATTGTAAATGCAGAAGCTGCTTTAATTGTATAAGGATTATGGCTGTCAAATTGTGAATCGCCAAACATCCAAGCGTTAAATCTGTATCCAACTGCAGGTATTACTTTAAAGGTTAAGGTGTCGCCGTTGGGGCAATTTAATGATTTAGGCAAGTCTGCAGCAGTTAATGTTAATGTTGAGCCTCGGTTCTGGTTGGTTACGGTTATTGATTGAACTCCTATCGCTGAATTTACGGTGTAAGTTATTATTGGGGGTGGACCTGGCGTTTCTGCAACGGTTGGTGCAGGTGTTGGAGTGGCATTCAATTTTTTAGCAGCATTAGATGCATTACTTGCTGCGGCAGCTATACCGCCGACTAACAATACACCAACGATTATAAGTATAAAATAGAAACGGGGTTTCATTGCTGTAGCTCCCATTCAGGTGATGGAGGAGAATCAAGCGGTTTCTTAAGTTCAGGCATAGGCGGCATCTTAAAATCATATTTGCCTTCACGTGCATTCTGCCTAAACGCTTCAAGATCCAATACGTACCGAGCGCGATCTGCTTCCTTTGACAAGTCAAATTGATGTATTACTGTGTGGTTGACTATTCCGACGCGGCCGTATTCGTCGGGTTCAGATTTTGTTATAACTGTTTTAGCTGTGTAGCAGTTTGCTGCGCCTACACGTTTGAAGGTGCCTATTTGCTGTGCATCCCACATTGGCGCAAGTTTTTCAGGGCTTAAGATTTCAAGCAGTAGAGGCGATTCATAGGTGACTTCGACGCCGCCTATCATGCCTTTAACAAATTGAGCTGAACGCATATTGCATCAACTCGCTAAAGCCTGCAGCCAATCTAATACTTTGAAGCTCCAATATTCACTATAATGGATTGCGTTTACGTTGTCTTGCCAATTAGCTGTACGATCAAAGATGTCGCGGCGTTTAATTTTAAAGTCGTTTGGATTAGCGGGGTCCCAACATTGGGGTTTACCGTTGACTTTTTCTATTTCAATGAAACTGGGGAAATATGAGATGTTGTTTAAGCCTAAGCTTGTGATTGCTGCGTATGTGGATGGGTAGAAGGCTTCCATAAACTTCTCCATTGATGCAACACTTATCTTTGTATCGAGAGGGTTGAATGGTTCACCTGTAATTCTTTGTATTTGTTCAGCTACCGGGGCTAATCCATCCCAAGCAGTCACCACGACGCCCACATGATTTAAGGGTGGAAAACTGCTATTTTGCCGTTTAAACTTGCAGATGCCTTGAACCATACGTTTAAGGTTAGCGTCACTATAGATGCTCATGCCTGATACATCAGTGGGTTCTTTCTCTAATTCTATTTCTAAACCTTGTGCTCTAGTTGCTTTAATGATTAATAATATGGCGTTTGATCTGCATACCATTGTGATGGCGCGATCCGCTGGAATACGTGCTGCATCTTCTAAGGTGCGTGCTTGATTAACTTTCTCTATCAAGTTAATGAGGTCTTCGCCTGCAAGATCCGCCATGACAGAGTGAACAGTTTTTTTACTTAAACAGAAGCATTTGCCGCCGGGTAAATATTTAACGTGTGCATATTGAAAAGTGGCGCATGGTTCAACACTGCTTATTCCAAGTTTACCGGTTTTAGGTGGGAAATGGCCTGCTCGCATAGCTGACTTACTGTTTTCGATGTCTCCTGTGCCTTCATCAATGTTATATGTGAAAGGGTATTCTGTGCCTCGTGATTTGGTTACTTTACGGTCTGCCGCGATAAGTGTTGCTGCAAGAAAAGCTGATTTGCCGCTACCTTTGGTGCCTATCATTGTTACGCCGCATTCAGCCATGCCCGCATCCATTATTTGGCCAACGTTTTGGTTTCTTTGGTTGTTGCTTTCATAGCCAATTAGGTCTTTAGCTGTATCCCAAAAGGGCATTAGGTAACCACCGTTTGATCAGCTGATCCGGTTTGGCTTAAGGTTTGTCCTTGTGGCATATAGGTGTTTTGTTGTGTGTTTACTTTGGTTCCTGTGATATAGGTTTTTATTACCCAGAAGATAAGCACGCCAAGACCTATGTATCCTAATGCTTGCAAGACGCCGATGATGGGTTCTACCGCGCCAAACATTGTGTAGCCAACGAAGGCAGCGCCTATGAAGGATAAGTCAATGACTCCGAGAACATGCAGTACAGGTAACGCAATGAGTAAGCCGATTAGCAGAAAGATTATGAGCCAACCAGATTTTGATAGTCGACTTTTAAAAGTAGGCATAGTTTTTAATTCACCTCGGAGGCTTTGGTTTTATGTTGCTTCTGTTTTTTACCTAATTTAGAGTTGCTTTTACGCGCCTCAAAAAATAGCGCCTCATGGTGACTAAAATCTATGCTGTCCATCACTTTTTACCTTCTGTTACTTGGATCTTTTCTTTGACCAACAATCAAAACAGAACTCTTTTGTGCCTTCTCTTCCCACAGAGTTCACCCATTCAAGATATGCAATTATCGATAAGGGGTTATCGTCAAGTATGAGTAAATCCTGGGTATGCATACATTTATACTGAGTCAGTTTTCATCACTTGGATATGGGGCATTCATGTTTTTCTTCTGCCTTATACGTTACGTCGCAATCTGGGCAGTACCTATGTGAAAGAGTAAAACAACTAACACATGACGACATTTGAAAAACCTACTTTAAACCAAATTCAAAAACCCATGAATCAGGAAGCACTAACCCGTCAGGATAATTAACGGGGTCAATAGAAGCAATATGTTTTAAATCTAACACTTTCTCTGTTAATGGGTAATCTTCTGTTTGCTGCGCGATTTTACTGTAAGTTTTAAGGAAGTCTATTGTGGCTTGATTTTTTTCTTCAAGAACTTGTTTGCGTTCATATTCAACTTTACGCATTAAGTCTCTTATTTTTCTTGATTTAGCTTTACCCATCTTTATCGCTTCCACAAGTTAATTTGATGCTTCTAGACAGTTGGCTAAATATTTTTTGATGCCCTTGTCTAAAAGTCTTCTCCGCGTGAGCAGAGGTTGAATCTCTTGTGATTGCTGTTACACAGTCACATTATAAGATAATTAATATTTAGTTAGCATATCCCTTTTTAAGCATTGTGTTTATAAAACACTATGATATGTTGAATTATTAAAAAAACAGCCTAAATGTAGTTTATGACGTTATTTTTTAGTGGGTTCAAATTGTTTCTTGAAGCCACATTTAGGACAAACTGCTTTTCCTTCTTGCATATTTTCCCACTCTAAGAAAGATAGAGACTTCTTTTCAGCTTTATGGCATTCAGGGCAACAATACTCTTTTATGATGTTGCCAAATAATTCTTTGTAACCGTATTCATCTGAATCATTAAAGTTCTTGTCAGGCATTTTGATGAACATTATTGTTTCTTTCATTTTTTACTCTCCTAACTATGTTCTTTTAATTCGAGGTCTGCCAGGTATCGGTACAAGGCGACCATTGTTCTTTAATTTTGATAATTTTGTTACTTGTTGACCAAAAAAGGTTAATGTTTCTTTACTCCATTGACGCGGTTCTGTTTTCTTCATTTCTATGAAATAGTCAACGGTTTCTTTGATTATCAATAACTGAGCTGTTTTAATGTGTGAATAGGGCAAAATGTCAGCCACTACCCGAGATATATCAGTAAAATTATCGATCCTTAATTCACTTGTATGTGACCAATGCTGTTTTCTGCAAGGTGAATCATTATTGCGGGTATGGATGTTTCCAGCATTTAATGTTTGATGTAAATAATTGATAATTTCTAAATCAGTGTTGGTAACTATCAAATTTACGGTTGTATAATGAGGGTAAACTATGTATCCTTTCTTTTTGGTTAGTTCTGTTCTTGCATGCCAACCTAAGTAAACACATCCTTCTCCATCAAAGAACCCTGCAATATACGCTTTTGTTATTTCATCCATCTTATTCACCATTATGATTATGACGGCATCTTTTTATTTCGATTAAATTGTTTGATGAATTGCTTGTCAGAAATAATGACGATTATTTCATCAACATTCTTTTTGAAATCTGCTAAGATTCTTTCTGTGTCTGTCATGGTTTACTTTTCACCAAGTCGGCGTTAATAATTTGTGGTTGTTTGTATCTTGGTTGATAGATAATTTCAGGGTTTGTTCGTGTGCAAATCTTTAGTGATTCATTGCCGTCTATTTCTGTTCCTTGATAGAAGTCAATAACCCAAAAACCTTCTGACTCCCAAATATGGATTTTCTTTATGTTTATCATAGTTTATTTTTTCACACTCCCTTAAGAAAGATTAGGACGTTATTTGTGGGTACCTAACCTTTCAGCTTTCAATAAGCATTTAACGGTGCCTCGCTGTTTACACGCTTGCAAATTACATTCAGAAGGTTTCCCGTAAATGAAGCCTTGACGCCGACTACAATCAACCAACGTAACTTTAGCTTGTTGTTGTGTAGCTGGACAAAAAAGATTATCTTGAAGTATCACTGTTTTTTGCCTCTGCTTATTTTGCCTTGTAAATTTTCAGTTAAAGCCGCTTCCGCTTTTCCAACCTCACCCAAAACAGCGACAACTTGATTCCATTCTTCAACAGTTTTAGCAGGTCCAACAGCCAATAATTCATCTGTAGCCGCTTTGATTTCTTTAACTATGTCCACAGTTTTGAAGTGATCGGGGTATCTGCTTTTGTGGGATTCCATCATTAACGTAGAATTACCAAAAAACTGTTTACAAGATGGGCAGGGACATGTGTCTCTTGATGGTTTACGTTCATCAAACTCTTTCTGTGATTCAGCAACAGCATTTTTTATTCGTAGTTTCTTATTCACTTTTCAAAACCTCTTTTAAATGTTCTAAGGGACAATTATTACAATCAGTAAAAGATATGCAGTTACGGCAAATTTGTTTGGTGTCAAGGATTTTGTTGGCTTCAACAATCTTATCCTCTGATTCGGTTCTGCGTGATGGTTGAGTAAAATCATATTCTTTCTGCAAGTGATGTCTTAAGAAAATTCTGTTGTTGCCGATAATTGAACTTGATTGAATTATCACTTCTGCTGCATTATTAAAAACTTTGAGTAATTGTTCATTGTCAGTTTTTAATTGTTGATTCTCAGCTTCAAGTTTCTGGGCGTCTTCAAGTGTCACAACAAGCTGATTCCATCCTTTGCCTTTAATCCATTCATTATGGGGATTCTGCCAGTACTCTCTAACTTCTTTTGCTTTGGATTTAAGACTCATGTTACAACTTCACCTTTGCATCTTTCAATGTACCACTACAAATTAAGCAAGTGTATGTTGTGAGAAAAGCTCCGGTCCAACCTGACCCTGAAACATTCTGTAACTTACTTTTAATTACAGCCTTAGAGCCTACTGGTATGGTGCAGTTGCAACCTGAGCATTTATGGGGCACATCAGTTTTCACAACCCGCGGCTTATTCAACTTCGCCCAGAAGGCCTCTTGCTTTTCTCGTTGGTCTGCACGCATCTTATCTAGCATGGCGTTGGCTTCGTCTAATGCGGCTTTCCGTTGCTTATACTGCTCAAGTAATTCATGCGCTCGCTCTGGTGACAGCTGCATTATTCCCACCCTGACCATTTGGCACAGACGCGGCATTCACTACTTAAACGTGATTCATCAACGGTTTTGCCGTCGCATAATTGGGTGTTGGATGAGTTGCGATAACATTCTTTCATTTCTTTTTCGCCTTGTGTAGGTAAGGGCATAAGTTGCTTATAAGGTTTTAAATGGTTTTAAAGGCTTAAATAACTAAACAATGTATTCTCTTTTTGATGATTAAAATGCCGTTGATAGCAATAGATGAACAAGAAAAAACAGCCATAGACAAATTAGCTGTAAAACTTGCAGAGAAACAAGGCGTTAAATCCGTAACTTATGCCGCTGTCATAGCGGAACTATTGAAAATGGCAGAGGTGAAAGAATGAGCCTAAACAAAGAAGATATACCAGCCTTAATTAAATGGGCAACAACCAATCTAGAACCCTTCAACGTTGAACAAATCAGCTTCGACGTAGCAATAGAAGGCGGACACCGAATATCCTTTGAAATTAAACAAGTTCCAAACATAACCAGCGTCTTATCTTGTGATTTAGACGAAGTTGATACTTTCCTTAAGCAAGGTTACATTGTGAAGGAACTCTACGCGAAAACAGCGACGCTTGTAAAACGTGAAGTACCCCACAAAGAACAACCTGATCCAGATTCCATCGAAGTAATCTTAGACGCTAATTCCCAGGCCTATGATTCATCAGACGGTAAAGTGACGGGAGCATCAGCATGACCTCTTCAGAGTTTGAAGCCATCGGAGAATTCCGCAATTACTGCCAAATCGCCGTTAACATGGCATACCTAACAAAGAAGGCACAACCATGATTGAATCACATTATTTCTGTGACAACTGCAGCCAAGAATTACAAGTTGCAGACAATCGTGTTTTAACTACAAACGTGACTTTATTCTCTGATACTGCTGATGAAGATCAATGGCAAGCCCTCGCCCGCGTCTTTCTAGCACCACCAACACCAACTCAAACTAAGTTGCCTGCTCAAGTCGCCAACGAAAACACCACCAAAGAATCACTTATATGTGCATGTGGAAAAGCAAAGAAAGCCGGGTTTAACCAATGCTATGAATGCTACATAAAGAGGGCAAATAAACAATGACTTTGTTTAATCCTCGCCCCCAAACACGATCAACCAAAAAAACCATGTTAATCTGCCAAACCTGCAACGGCATCTTTCCACTATTAGATAACCGAGGCCATCCACCACGCAATTGCCCATCATGCACACAACAGAAGAATAGTCAACGCAACAGGAGAATCACTAATGAAGAAATGTAAGAATGCTGCAACCTGCCAATATTATTATCCAGAATCATATGCATGCAACAACAACGATGAAGCCAAACATACATGCGGAAAATATTTTGAACCACAACAGAGGCGCTTAATCAATGCCACCTAAATACCCATCCTTTTGTCCCCATCATCAATCGCGGTCTGTACTGCGCGTCAAATTATCAGTACACAACTGCCCCAGACGTAAACTCTATGGATGCGAGAGCTGCATAAAAGACTACGTAGACGAGGGAACACTATGAGATTTGACGCTTGCGGATATTACATGGATGGTGTCTGCACGGAACATATGATTAGCTGCGGTAAAGTACCACTTAAAAAATGTGTCTCTATACTTGAATTACTGGAGATAGCAAAATGAAGCAGACTTCTCTTAGAGCCTATCATAACCTTAACCGCCATAAAATAAATTCACAGTATGGACGCATCCTTACATTAATCAAATCGTCTGAGTTAGCGTTGAATGACCGTCGCATAGCAGCTAAACTATCATTGCCAATTAACGTGGTTGAATCACGCCTCTGCCAACTATGCAAAGAAGGGTTGATTGTTGAGGACGGCGACAAATATGATGCTGTAACCGAGAATTATAGTCGAACTTGGAGCTGTGTAAAATGACTAATGAAAGTTCGCTTAGTATCTTTAAGTTTGCCATAATTCTTTTTGTTATCGGATGTAGCGTTACTTTTGTAGGACTGTTCATTGACTTCATGTTTAAAATCGGTATCGCTATTTTGCTAGGTGTTTTTGTTGCGATGGTGCTTGCTTTTAGGGAGATAGAAAAATGAGAGAGTTAAACTGTCAATGGTGCGACTCTTTAAACACTGAATCCTACATGGTGTTTGAGTGGGGAGAACAAACACCTATCTATATCTGTAAAGATTGCGGCAAGGTGACAATCCCATGAGCGATCAACCTTCATGTGCAGTCTGCCATAAAACAGGTAACTTGTTTAAGCGTGTTTCAATGCATAAATCCTATTGGGTCTGCGGTGAACACCTACTCAATCAAAGTGATTTTAAAGCTCAACCAAAGAAGGAAGAAACAGAATGAAGCGAATAATAATTAACAATGTAGTTCACGAGGACGCCTGCGATAATTGCGGAGAACACCAAGCAATGCACCACGGAGAAAAAGACCTCTGTTGTAAATGCTATGTTGAAGCTGGTAATCCTCCGGCTGATTGGCACCGTGTTTGTATGGAAACTTACAATATTTTAAAACGTAAGAGCGAGGTGATGTAATTGGAGAAGATTAGAGATATAGAATTAGATGTGAAGAAGGCAGTGGAACACTTTAAAGAGGAACTAGGCAAAATCGACGTCGACGTAGTTGACTGGGGCTTTAACATGGCTAAGATAGAAGGCGGCGTATGCGTTTCAGGCTTAGTAAAAATCAACATTATAAAGAAATAGGTTACTCATTTTTGAGTAGCCATTACCCATTTTTAGGTAACAAAATTAATATAATAAAAGCCCCCATTAAGGGAGCAGAGATGTACAAGAATGAGTAATCAACAAAATATTAAAACCTTTTCTCAAAAAGTACGGGTTCACTGCCATCTTTGTTGCTTGAAAGGATTATGTCCCGATACCATAAGACATAGCCAATCAAGCTACAGAATAGAAAAGAACCAAGCAAGTGATTTAGATTTTGAGCAAGTTAAATATTCCACGTTAAATTGTCCACTTAAGAATCTTGTTAACGCAGCTTTTCCACACATTTTATGTGAGGTCGAAACTTGAATGGAATTAACTTTTGCCTCCATGTTTGCAGGAATAGAAGCCCCACGAATCGCCCTAGAACCACTTGGTTGGAGATGTGTATGGGAAAACGAAATAGACAAAAACTGTTGCAAACTATTAAGAAAACATTATGGAGACAAAACACTTGTTGAAGGAGACATTAGAAACGTGGACGCAAAAACTATCCCAAGCCACACCCTTCTCATTGCTGGATTTCCTTGTCAAAGTTTCTCAGCAGAAGGTAGTAGGAAGGGTCTTACAGAAAATCGTGGCACGTTATTCTCACATATTGCCCGAATTGCAAGAATTAAAAGACCTGAGTTTCTACTCTTGGAAAACGTCAAAGGACTCATATCTCATGACTCTGGCAGAACCTTTGCCATTATCCTTCGAACATTGGGGGAATTGGGGTATTTACTTGAATGGCAAGTGCTTAACAGCCGACACTTTGGAGTACCCCAACAAAGAGAAAGAGTGTTCATTGTTGGACATCTTAGAAACAAGCCCTCCAGACTGGTGTTTCCTCAGTTCTTCCCACAACTCATACTTGGAAACAGTAAAGAAGAAAGGTATGAAAACCATTGTGGAAAAACAGTTTCACCAAAAGGCTTTGCTGGAACAATAACAGCAAACTATGGAAAACTAAGTGGATGTTCAACTAAAGTTATTTCTGAAGATGGGCAAAAAAGGGTCTTATCACCTATCAAATGTGAGAGACTACAGGGTTTTCCAGACAACTATACAGAAGGATTCAGCTTTAACAATAGATACCACATGTTAGGGAATAGTATGACAACTAATGTTATCAAGTGGCTTGGAATACAAATTATGGCATTAATGCCTTTAGAGGTATCTCAATGAGTAAGGAACTTCTTAATTTTAAGGTTGCAAACCAAACAACATCACAACCCAACTTAGAAGAATGTGGATTCAGCGGCAAACAATGCTTCGAAGGATCAAGCGGACGAGAATGCACCATAGCAGACCACATCTTCTGCCCAGACTGGAACAACCCCGCAATCTACAATATCTGCTGTTTTAAAAGAAGAGAAGAACAATACCGAGCGGACGGCATAACAAAATGATGTGTAAGACAGTTGTATTACATCAACTTAAATATAGAAGCCAACTACAGATAGGATAAAAAAGTAAGGTTGCCTAGACCTTGATAGAACAAACCACAAACCAAAACTTAAAAGTTTCTATTCAACAGACTTTTCAGAAAGACTGCAAACTTAAAAAACCGTATTCGTATGGTCGTTATAATGTAGTGCGAGGCAATCGCCAAAGAATACGATGGTCTGAAGGATGCGTCAACAACTGCCCAAACTGTTATGAACCAACAGAAATCGCTATTTTTGGTTTACCCTCACTTGTAAGAAATATTGTTGAATTTTCAGACATGAACCCCCTCTGCAAACCTGAATCATTAGCAATGATCCGAGAACTTGAATATCTACGAGTAAACGGCAAAGTTATTAAGTTTGAATTTATTTGCGGAATAGATTACCGTTTCCTAACACAGGATCTTGCTAACGCTTTACATCGAAGTAGATTTAAAAATATACGGTTAGCATGGGATAGCCCATACTCTAATCAAAGAAAAGTCAAAAAAGCCATAGAATTATTGCTAAAAGCTGGATACCACCGCAAAGATATAATGATTTTCCTACTCTGCAACTACCGAATTGTGGATTATGAAGAACAATGCTTAAAGCTCGACTTATGCAAAGTATGGAATGTTAAAGCTTGCGACTGTTACTTTGACGGACAAATAGGGTCAAAGATAATTTCTGTGTATTGGGAAGGCTGGCAAATTAAAACTTTTAGGCGAAAAACACGCAAGCATAATCAGATAGTTAACTTTGGGATAGATCCTGAAGTTAAAGGAGAGGAGTAGTTATGTTACTTTTACTTTATAGTTTACGTAGCTATGTAAGTACGTATAAGGTGTCTTTAGTAAAAACCCTAAAAAAAGAGAAAGAGGAATCATAAGATGAGTGAATATAAGGTGCCTATCTTTCTTGCACCTGAGATCCGTAGTGCAGTCAACCAATACGGTGTTAAAAACGACATTGACAAAATCTATGTAGTTCAACAATGCATCCTAAAAACCCTGCATAATGAAGGCTTCATATCTAAAGAAGTGTTTGAGTATTATATGCCAAAGTATAGTCGCACTATATCTTCTATGTCTGAGCGTCCACAGAAACCTTTGAATCAAGCAGAACTTAAACAGAAACAAACAATTGATGAAAAGAACCGAGTATTCGCAGGCGTCATTAGTCAGTGGGATCTATCGCATAAGGTTGGTTGGCGTGAAAGCTGGATTGAGCAAGCAGAATTTTGGCAAGAACAATGTCCAGAAGCTAAACGACTGCTTGAGAAAGTGGCGGAGAAGGTATTTGTCAAATGATTAATGCTTTAACGGCAAACTCAAGTAGTGGAGTGTCAGATAACAAATGACAGATAAAAGAGAGCAAGCCATCTACGAATTAATGTTGCTTTATCCAAATTTCAAATGTACTTGCGATGAAGTAGTCAGAGAAACAGAAATCTTCCAAGCAAAAGGACATTATCACCACTGTATACTTTGGTTAGTTTCTCATGCAATAGAACGAAGTTTCATGTATTGTGATGGTTACCGATTAGTTAATGGCAAAATGACTAAGGAGAAAAAGTAAATGCATCCAGCAGCAGTCAATGAACATAAAAAGCAGTTAATGCGAGAATTACGGCAAAAGAAAGTTCTTAGTAACAAAGAGGTGAAAAATATTATGGTAGAGAATGTTAAGAAGAAAACAGTGGAAAAAACAACTGAGAAACCAGTAGAGAACCCAGCGACTAAACCCGTGAATCCGGTTGTAGAGAAAACTGTGGAGAAAACAACAGAGGAAAAGTAAGGTTTAAGCCTTTAAATATACTCTTCTTTTTTTTAGGCTATTCGCTAACATAAATAAATATGACAAAAAAGAGGTGACTAAATGAATCAATTTAAAAAAGAAGTATTAAACGCATCAACAATCTTGGGGTTCCCAATAATAATGTTAATGCTTACAGCAGTTTTAAGTTTCAATTATGATGTGACAGTTATGTTTATTTCAAGCATCATAACCTTGGCATTTTGTTGTATCTTATGCTTCGCCGACTTAGATCCTTTAGGCTTTGATTTTACAGAAAACAAGAATTAACGTACTATTCGACTGTATAATTCAGCGGTGAACTCACGGTTCTGCGTTAACTGTTTTTGCACACTGTCAAGCGGTGTCATAGAAGGAAGCACCCGAGTTGCATACGTAGCTCCTACCGAATGAATAACCGTTTGATAACCAACCTGCATATTCCATTGCTGCTCAACAGAAACTACATCAAAATCCATGTTGACGATTGCATCAGGAGGCAAAGACAAAGTTAAACGATCACCAACTAAAACATTGGTGTTTCCTGCAACAGCAAAATCAAGTCGCATAACACGGTCTTTCTGTTGATAAAGCAAGGTTTCCGATCTTATTTGACATTCTGCTTCAGATTGCAAGTTGTCATCGGTGTATTCTGCTTCACGTATTCCATAAGCTGTTTGACTTGTTGAATCTTCAGCGGTGCTTATCCAACGTTCAGGGTAAAAATAGAGTTTATCGACAGAGAAAACTAAATCTGTTATAGCTCCACCTGATTCATGCGCTAAAAACTCTACTCCGCAAATATTCATCCAGTTAGGCGATCCTGTTTTCTCCCATATTCCAGAGGGGTTTTCTGCAGCGTCATATTCGGCAGATTCGCCTAAAGCTAATTCGTTCCAGTGAGGCGTGGAACTAGGGGCAGATGCATCTATCACTCCCGGTTTAGTAAAGAAGGAGTTTGAAGCATCAGGCGCATGTAACCGTGCTTGAGCCACATCCACGGTGCCAACTCCGCCGGTTGTATATATTTTGTCCCAGAAAGAAACTTTGTTTATATCCCGTAAATGCACACGGGGAATAGTGCGGTAATAATCTGTTAATGAAGGATGTGTGCATACTATCCAGTTGGTGCCTGCTTTTGGAGATGTAGCGTATAAACTTAATGTTCCGCTTACAGATGTCCAACTTGTTAAACTATCGGTGTAGTCATCTTTGTTTAAGGGTACAGGTGCTTTTGCTGCGCCGTAAACTGTGACTTTATTTTTTATTGGTAAAATATCATATTTTAAACTGTAGTTTTGGAAGTCTACACCATGAGTAAATGACTCAACGTTTGCGCCTGTACGTAAGGGTCTGTCATGCCACTGCAATACGTTATCTTTATCTACATAGAAGTCTTTTTGCAGCTGTGTTCCAGCGGAAACCCAGTAATCACTAATTTTCTGCATAAGATTAAAGTAGCTTTCTGTTCGCACCGTAACCGTTTCAGCGGTTGTATCAGTATCTAAACTGCCTGTTAAGCTTAAGTCAGATGCAACTTCCGCTGCTATGTCGTCTGCTTCTGCTGCTTGCCACCGTTTATTATATTTGAAGCGTCGTTCCAATATTTCGCCGAGGCTTTTGCCTTCATAAGTGCGTATAGCATTGCTTGAAACTGATGTAGTGAAAGGCAGAATCTTGCCTGAGAATAGATGCACATAATTTGAGCCGTAACCAAAAAAGAGTTTTGCAGTATAATTGTTGCCTATGTCATTGTTAATTACAGTTAACCCGCCTAAAGCAGGCAACGTGAAACTGAATGAGCCCACGCCGCTTGTAACGATGTCTTTGCAGTTGCAGGCTAATATGTCGTCTGATGTTAGAGTTCGCACTAAAGTATTGGATGTATTGTATATTTCTATTTTGCAAACGGGAAAAACAGACATAAAGATTTATCCTGTATTCATAGAGAAATCAGTTGCTGATAATCCCGTCATTATTAATGATGCTGCACCCATAGCCCAACCGAAAGGAGTAGATCGCATAAACATGTTAAGACTCATATCCACCATTTCTATCATAACAATTAATTTAGAAAGTTGTTGCATACCACTATTAATATTGTCAGGCAACCCAAGACGTTGACTTATTGCCAAGTATCTTAATGCTACTCGTTCAAGTTGCCTAAATGTTCCTAAAGAGCGATTAGTTTGTGGCATGTCAGAGTTAATTTTCTGTGTTTTTGCTTCTACCCCTGAAAGTAACAGCATGAGTTCTTTCATGGTTGCCATTAATTCACGTGTTTCACCTAAACTCAAAGTTGCACTATCTCCTTTTTTATTCATCATTTATGAAAAGACTTAATAGACTAAGTTAGTTAGTAATATGTAAGGTAATAATGATGAAAACAATTAAAGCAGTGGAAATCTACATTTTCCGTAAATGTTCACGATGTGGAAAGGAAGAAAACCCCGAAGAAATCACGCGCCAACTTGTTTCAAGCATAATGGTTCCAGAAGATGCACGTGTAACAGTTGAACTTCTCTACGATAATGAGTGACATTTATGAAGACTTTGAATGTACCCTTCACCGACCAAGAAATCAAAGAACTTAAACAAGCCAAAGGGTTACTGACCCTTAATTGGCACGACTTAATATTAGCTGCAATACCCGCATATACTCAAGTTGCTTCTGTCGCTTGGAAAGAGGTGAAAACTGATATTTCTCGTAATAAAGTTCTAGACGACCAAACCCAATATGTCCCTGATAAATCTTTAAGATACCAACCAAAGAGGCGTAAATCAGACGAAGACAAGAGTTAAGAAATATCTTAAATTAATATTTGGCGATCCAAGAAACCCACTAACATATTTTTGATTCATAGTAACAGCAATAATGATTTGGAAATTGTTGTTTTAAGGATTCTTTTCTTTTTTATTCAATTCCATATTTTGAGGGGTCAACGCCGATGTCTTCAAACGTTGTTTTTCTGCTACTGCCTTTCTGGTAGTCAGGAGCTTCCTTCACGTCATTTCTTATTTGGTCAATGGCTTTCTGAATTAAATGAATCATATCGCTTACATTCTCTATTTTGCCTTCTGTTTGGCAACGACAATTTGATAGCAGTCCTGATTTTTTGCCGAATTGTGGTTGTTCATGGGCTAAACTTCCTGTGACAATATTCCATACTTCGCCGTAGGTTGGATGAATTAAACTGTCTGGCACTTCGCCTTCGAAGATCCATTTGTAACCGTCAATAGCTCGGCAAATAGGACACACTCTATCATCATGCGATGTGTGCCATGTTATAGAGACAGATGGCATTAGGTTAAGTTCATTCCAAAACGTTCTATAACTGACTCAGAGTTAGCGTGTCCATGCCTGTACTCACGGAATGCTAAAGTTAACACGTTATCTTCAGCGTAACTTGGTTGTGGCTTCACTAATCTTGCTTTAAACTGTTTAGCAGGATAACCAAGTTTTAGCCATGTCCACGCCGTATTTATGCCCATGTAATGCCATATTTCATCGAAGACATCTGTGTTATTTGCATCTGTTTTAGATGAAGCTGTCTGTGGACGTTTCCAAGTTAAAGCAGCAGGTTCTAAGTCTAAGAGGCACTCCATAGTTACTGTTTTAAGTCCTGAACCTAACCCTTGCGTATAATTGCCACTCATGCCGGGTATCTCTATGATTGCGTCTTTTAGTTCTGCGGATGGATCCATTTTCGTTACTATGGGGATGATGTAGTTTCCTGTGTAGATTTGAATAAAATCGTATGTGACGGTGCCTATTCCATCGCAGCAATACAAGGTTATAGTGTTAATTGTTTTTGACGCGGTTATTGCTACGTCAACAACGGTGAATAAACCGTTAGGCGAAGCAGACTCAGATAAAACAGTTTGTGTGCCTGAACTGAAACCTAAAATCACTTTCGCTGTAGCTGAACCCGAGGTTTTGTAGCGGATTCTTATTCTGCCATAAGTCGTACTGGATAAGCCTAAGTTGGTGCCGTTTACTGTTGATGAATCCGCGCCAAAAACAGTTTGTGTTAATAATAGATTCTTGTCGCTTGTTATAGTTTGGGCACATGTTGAACCTGCACCCTGCGTTAATGTCCAAGTGCCTTCAACGCCGCCTGTTAAACGGTCAAGTTCAAGAGTTCCGTTTGAAGGTATGCCATAACTAAAACATGGATACGTAGGTGTATAGTTGCTGTTGATGCGTTGATATTCGAGGTTATTTTTGGTTTTGTAGAGTTTCCAGCCGCCCATATCAGTTGTTTCAGGCGTGATAGATTCAAATCTGCGTAATACGCCGAGTTCGCCGCCGAAATATGTTTCAACAATACGTCGGAGTTCTTGTTCACAGGTCCAGAGTGTACGTGTGCCTTCGCTGTTGCTTCCGACGGGATCAATCGCGTTTACAGTGACTGGAACCATCTCAGTGTAGCCGATGGTGTTATGCATCCAATTATGAATAGGACGCGAAGTAGCTGAACCAATACTGTAAACACAATCTAAGTTGTTGTCGTAATACAGTTTATGCGTACTTAAGCAATGGTCTTCCCACATAACCCACTCAACCAAAGGCGTAATAGCGTCAACCCTATACAAATTAGCCTGCAACAGGTAGGTGTTTAAGAATAAAAGGGAACGATACCTAGGGTCTTGCATAGTCATTTAGGTTTCACCTTAATTTTACTTTGGCATTTCGATAACTCTAAGCATTTATAACAGTCATAACCGTCGATGCGGTGGCTATGAATTAGTAGACAAACGCATGTTGGTAGTATGTAGAGGTTAACCATTATTCAGGACAACTCAAATGAACCCATAAGCCGTGAAGCGTTCCATCACTCATTGACTTCTCAATTCTTCCACAAACCTTCTGTCCAATCTCAATGGGTTTGCCGCAGTCGCCGCAGATTCGTTCATCATTAGGCTCTTGTTCTGTAGGTGCTGGAATTACGAAGCCGCCGTCTGCTTGACAATACTTCCAAGTTGCTGTGTTTGTTCTAAAATAGATGCGGTTATTTGTTATGTCGACGCCTAAAACGCCTGCTTTCGATGTATTAGTTAAATCTGCGTCGCTGATGGTTCCAGCTTTCACTAATGGAATTAATCCGTCAGCTGCATACAATTGGTCATCTGTTTTTAATCCGTTAGCTATATCGTGATATAAGTTTACGTCTTCAACAGATGCGCCACCGACACCCCAATATAGTGTTCCTGTGCTGCTTACTCGAAAAAGAGCTTGTGTATCTGTACCTGTATAAAACGCCATTAAATCAACGGGTGCGCCAGTATGGTTACGTGATAATAACGTTACTGCTCCAGCACTTTGAGTTAACGAATAACAGTTTAAATTATTATAAGTAATGTTGAACGGTACGCCACTACAACTAGTTGGATATTGAATTGCTAAGGCTTGATGTGAACCTGTTTGATCATCAACCAATATGATTCCGTTGTCATGCCATTTCTCAAGCAGCATTGCACGGTTCCAACGTGCAGAACCTGCACTGTTACATTTGAAAGCTGAATAGGGATTGTTTCCATTATTGCATGCTACAGTGACGCCTTCGCCTTTATCTGCCACGGCATAATTGTTTACGTCAACTTCGATGCCGATGGCGTTTCCTGTACAGCCTGCTTCTAACCAAACTAACGGGTTTAAACCCCAAATGTACCCGGCGCATCCTGCCCGAGCTATAGCGCCAAAGTATCCTGCTACACCATACTTTGTTAAGGTTGCACCAATATCTATTTCTGCACTTATTGTGCTCCATGCGTCAAGTGTTGGCGGATCATTAGTTGGTTTTGCTAAATAATGAATCATACGAACATTCTGCGTATTAGTTACTGTTGCCACTTCAGATGTTGGATTAGTAATTTCTGTCTGCTCTACACCTGCTTTAAAAGAACGCAATATAACGCCGTCTTTAGCGGTGACAGCGGGGATGTCTAAGTCTTTGAATAAAATTAAGCCTTCAGTTAACGAAGCAATCGCAGCGTTTGCTACATCAAGCAAAACAGCGCCGTTTACAGGACCAACATTGTATTGACTGCCGAAAAGTACAGTTGCCGATCCTGCATTAGTTCCGCCTTTTATGGCTTCATAATAAGAGCCGTTAGGTCGAACAATTATTGATGCAGAAAACTCTAACCGTGATAGCAGAGTGTTGTATTGAGCAAGTTTCACGGTGGGGTTGCTTGTTGAATTATATGGGGCTATTTCATTGGGGTAACTCATCTTATTTTTCTCCTAACTTGTTACATATACTCTTTCGAATCCATCTTCAAACTTGTGTGTGTCTGATATTGTTTCAAATCCTTGAAGATTAGAGGTAAAAATGTGAATGGGGTTACGTTCTAACTTTACTAAATCAAATAAAGAAACAAAGTAGGTGTTGCCAACCATAATATCGCGGCGCGCTGTAATAATCCACCAAACAGACTCTAAAGTTAAATTGACTTTTTGTTCAACTATATCCATCTCGTCATAATTCGATCTGCATGCCATCAACGCATCCGTCTTAGGATAATAGCCGACGCCGCTGATTGTTAATGCTGAACCTTTCGGGGCAATCATAACTTTAGCTTGTGTAGGTGTATACTGTGAAGCGGGGATACCTGTAATTGTGTCTCTTGCGCCGAAGCTATGTCGGTAAACAGTTAACCAAAACGAATTAGTCATATTTGCATCCTCAAGCTAAATTATCAATGATTTCTTCTACGTCGCCGAAATCTGTGTTTTCAAATTCACCGAGTATATCGTCGAATAATGTTTGCCAATTAGCATCTCCCGTTGACGGTGTAGGTGTTGTTACGCGGTTAAATTGTGCAGTTATCGTGTGAGATTCACCAAACGCCGCTGTTATTGTGTGGGGATTATCTGTGTATGTTGTTACGCTGTCAAATAACCAACCGACAAATATGGAACCTGCTGCAGCGATTGCTTGCACAACCTGAGAGAGAGAAGCAACTAAACCAGATGCAGGCGACACAGTTCCTTCGCCTAACCCAGATTTCGCAGTGACCAAAGACCAAGTTGTAGGCGTAGGCGTCGGCGGAACATACACGACGTATTCAGGCTGCAAATTATAAGTTACATTCACCGAACCCGAAATAGAAACAGTTAAACCCCCACTTAAATAAACGCCATTTAATAGCCACTTATCAAAAACGTATCCTTCATTTGGATGCGCTGTGATAGTTGCAGATTGCCCAACAAGATATTGTTGAGTTCCTGAGGGGGTGCTGTATCCGCCGTTTGAGTTAGCTATGTTCACAGTATATTTTTGTTGTGGAGGAGGATCGACTGGGCCTTGGGGGGTATTCACGGTTAATGCTGCTGTGTTGCTTGAGCCTGATGTTCCTGAGCCTGCATGATACTCAAATTTGCATTGATATTGACCTGATGTTGTAGGTGTGTAGGGATCGCTTGCTGCTACGCCACTATACAAGGTTTTAGCCGCGCCTAATTGAATCCAAGAAGTCGCCGAAGCCAATTTAGTGAAGAATGTAATTGAGCCTGTTTGCCCTGCAACGGTGCCTGTGAGTGTTACTGAGTCGCCGACAGTAATAGGATTATTAGATGTGGTTGGCGCAGGATATGCAGTGAGTGCTGTTTCTGGATTTACAAAGATTTCAGCGTCAGCAAACCACACCGCCGCAGACTCACCAAGATTCCAACTTGCGCCAAATAAAGGGTTTAAAGCAATAATTGTTTGTGGACCATGCGACAACGCTTGCCCATTATCTTCATGCGTATAAACCGTATAGGGAATAGTGACATCGCAGATTAGTTGCGTCCAATCAGAATTATACGGCACATACACGGGGTTGCCAACACGTAAACTAATAGGCAAAGTCCAAACTTCATCTTGCGGTACCCGAGGAGTAACTTCTAAAATGTTATCGCCGCCACTACCTACCACGTCGAAGCCGAAGATGCCGCCTGCGCCTACAGATGAATTATTTGCTTTAATCCACATCGTCATAACTACATGGTCGCCGGGTTTCACTGTTACTTGATACCCATTAACTTCACGTGCCCCATTAAATGAGTTGCCGGGGCCGTCGATGCGTATAGAGGCTTTGCCGCTTGGACCTAAAACAGTGGTGTCGCGATGTGTGATTTGGGGGTAAATGTTGGGGTTGCCAAAACAGACGTCGCCGAAGATGTGGTAGTCTCCCCAGTGGCAGAGGCTTTGACTGTAGGGTATGCCGTTTGCGTCGTTTTGAAACATGGGTGCGTAGTTGGTTCCTGTGTAGGGCATTGGGGGATTTATCTCCGTTTTAGTGTTTGATGTGTTTTCTGGTGTTGGTTGGGGATGAATAATATATGAAGATGATTGCTCAGTTACAGTGATTAATGGTTGAGGCGCTTCACCTGTAAAAATTAAGCCGCCGAATAAACTTAAGACAATTAGCAATCCTGCAGGCAACGTTTTATCAGACATACGCACCAGCCATTTATGAGGTTGCTTGCCCTACTCCGAAACGTAAGCGAAAACTGCTTATTTGTGTGTTAGGATGCAAGGCGCGTAGGCGTTCGATAGCTTGGTTAAAGAAATCTACAAGGGGCGAGTTAGCGCTGTTGTTTATAGCTGTAGATGCTGATATGGCGGATGATACGCTGCTTGATTCACTTTTACTGAAGCCCATTGCAGCTACGCTTTTTGCGGTGCCTGAGGAGCCGCCTGTAGATGTTGCGTTGCTTAAGCTAGTTTTTTTTGCTTCACGTAGCATAATAGTCATTAAGAGGTTGAAGGCTGGTTCTTCATCATCTTCAATAGTGCTCGAACCTGGTGATCCTGATAGTTTTGTGATGGATGTGCCAGCTAAGAGGTTGATGAGGTTAAAGCCACTGTTTATCATAGCTTCTGTGTCGGAGGTTGTGAAGTCTCCTGTAGAGCCTGATATAATTGAGTAGCCATTTTGTGAGAGGACTGTTGCCGCTGTTATTAGGGTTGTCAATTTGTTTGTTTCTCCTTAAGTTTTTGTTTCTGAATTAATAAAAGAGCATTTAACATCAACGATGGCTCTAAGAGGTCAAGGTCTTTTTGTTCTTGAGCAGACAAATGATGCCGCCCACCTGATGAGGGTGCAACTGTTAACGCTATTCTTAGGTTGAGTTTCATGTCGAAGGTAACTTTCGCGGTGTATGTGGCGTATCCTGCTTTTGTGATTGTTAATGTGTGGGGTCCATAATCTTGTAATGTATCGCCGTTGGCTTGATTGTAGTATCCTCGACTGACAGTTTGCGTAGTGATAGCGCCAGCCGCATCTGTTGACACGCTAAAGATTTGGGTGTTCGCAACATCTTTCAATACACATGTGCAAGATTGGAGTGCGGTTCCCGCTGAATCACGCACGGTTAAGTCAAATTCATACTGACGAAAAACCTTACCCGTGCAATTTCCAGAAAAACCTAAATGCCAAGTATCAAAAACGCCATTGATTAAGTATCCGTCAACAGTGAAAATTTCAACGTAAATAGGATATGTATTTTTTGTTACGACTGCATTTTTGATAGTGGTTACAACATTACCATAAAAATGTAAGGCATAACTATTTGAAAATACATTGAGTCTATCGTAAGTACAAGTTCCGCAAAAAACAGCTGCTTGTGATGAAGTGTAACCCATTATATTTACGTTGTAAATATCAGCAAATGATTTGAAATTATATAAATCAACACAATTTAAGTTTGAATTATATATTTTAAATATTCCACTACTTGCACACCAAAGCATTAATTGTCCTGACGTTGACATCAAGGTTGAACTATAAATTTGAACAGTTCCCACTTGATTTATAACAGCATTATTTTGATTTGTATCCATACAAGAAATAATACAGCCATCTTGTGTTGATTTAGTTGTTGCATCTGTTAAGGTCCCAATAGTAAAAGATGAATGTGCTAAAACGTTGATAAACTGACCTTGCCATTGTCCTGTAAAAATTCCATTTAAGAATAAAATTTGTTTTTTAGTGTCTGTAAAAGCACAAGCGTTTGTTCCGTCACCTATCACTATTTTTCCCGCGCATATTATTTGTGTTCCTGACGCATCGGAGGTGTATTTGCCCCAGCCCCCAGCAGTATCAGCAGCAACCAATGCAGCAAAATTAGTGGAGCCAGCACCCGAAGCCGACGCCGTCGAAGTTCCAGAATTATAGCTCCAGCTCACAACCATAAATAGTACACCAACGAAAAGGAAATATTGTTAAGGTAATTCTACGCCAAACTGCTTCTTGAACCATGATTTAATTTCATCAATGTCATAAGAATAACTAGGTGTAACTGTACTAATTTGTCCTTCAACTTTCACATTGATTTTTTCGTTTATTGGAAACTCCTTTAAAGCATTTTCAAAGGCATCTATAACATCGCGTTGTGGAACAACTATATTATTGTAATCCATGTAGAAACTGGGTGATACGTCTTCAGGTATCTTTTTTAATTCATCCTCAGCCACAAGTTTTGAGGAATCAGCAATAGTTTTAAAAATACCTTCATATTTCTCTCTGTTAAACGTGTACATCTTTGGTTTATTTGTTGCCATCAATTTTAGCCTTCAATTCAAGATATTTGTTTACTAATCCTCTATCCACATTTTCAGCAAAGATATGGCAGTATCGGCAAAGCCACATGCCATTTTCAAGTTTATTATCGTCCCAATGGTGATATGCTCTAAGTCCTAATTCACTACCGCAAACTTCACAGATTTGAGTCCAAGGTCGCTTATTTACATTGAAAGATAATTGTTTGCCATCTTTCCAAATACGCATTCGATGTTTTCTGCCGTGTTCTCTAACTCTTTTTCTTTCGCTTTCAACGTGATTGGCTCGCCATTTCCTTCCACGTTCAAGATTCTCTTTTGTATGAGAGTAGTAATAATTACGTCTTTGTTTTAGATAGCATGGACGACATTGATAGTCATGTTTTGCTTTAACATAGCTTAGCCAATTTTCGTCTGTAAGTTCTACACCACATTTATTGCAAGTTAGCATAAACTTATAGTTGTAGCCAACTTATTAAAGTTATATGTTAGTGCCAGCGTTGTACGCCCAAGTAACAACCATGGTAAAACCTACATTAAACCTATCTTCTTAAGCAAAACAGCAAAAACAACAAATAATACCTCGATGAATTTTTTATGCAACTCAAGGCACTTCCGTCACAGCAATTTGACACACAACACCAGCGCCATTACGGAAATAAAGTTTGTCGCCTGTAGTATCATACACAAATCCTTGCTGCGTCAACCATTGAAAATCTCCGCCTGCAGGAGCACCTGCTTTTTCAGCTACAGGAATAAGCCCTAAAGGTGTTTCAGAATCTAAAAGCGTCATTCGTCCACCACTGCCAAAACTGTAGTGACTTCCCGTAACATCCGTGAATGTTGGATTAATGCAAGTGCCACGGTAGAAAAAGTTAGGTGCAACTAACCCATTATCGCTGCTTTCCATTTGGCACTTGTTAATTGTCCACTTATCATTCTCTAGATATAAGCAGTTTTCAAAACTGTTCAGGGTCACGTGGCTAACGTATAAGTCAAAGGGGGATGTTGCTACTTGTCTTATGCCGTAGGTGCCTGCTCCATCTGATCCGTTTGTACCGTTAATTTGTCCTCCGTGAATGCCTAATTGAAAAGTGTTGGCGCCCATGTATACACCATGTTTACATGCGTATGCTTGAATGTGGTAGATGTCAAAGTGGCATGTTTCTGTGCCTGCGTTTTCTGTGTATCCGATTGCGTAACCATTGGGAATGCTGAATAAGCGGGGATTATAGATTGCAATGTCTTGAGCATCTTCCGCTAAAATACCGTATGTACAATTATTGTTTGATGTAGAGGCGATTGATGGATCATAAATGCGTACTCCTGTGATATAGTTGCCTGAATCTGCAACTGTTTTAATTGCTGGTCCTGAACCAGTAAACTTTAATCTGTCGGCTATGCTTCCTCTTAAGAAATGTAGTTGTTGCCCATGCTTCTTAATCGTGATTGTTGTAGCATAGCTTGATTCACCTGTTAATAAAAGGTCGATTGGTCGGGTTCCATCATCTAAGGCTGCTTGCAAAGCAGTTAACCAACCCGCCACATTTGTATTAATAAAAACTCTACCGTTTACTGCTTTACCTGAAGTGCTTGTTAAATCTGACGCTAACGCTTGCCCAGTGGTATCGGTTTGACTAACATAATCAGCTTGCAACGCATTACCAAAAACAGTGCTACTAATTGGCGTTCCAGTTGTAACTTGACTAATACGCGCCATAATTATTTCTCTCCAAGTTTCTTATCGATAGTTTTCTGCATAACTTTAAACAACTCTGTATTTTTAGACAATAAATCCTGTAGTGGCAACTTTGACATTGGAATAGACGCTTCAACTTCAACTGTTTGCGGTTCTTTAGTTTGTGCAACTAAAAATTGTTGCCTTAACCTGTTGCGCCGCGTCCGTTGATGTTGACTTGAACCTGAAGTGGGCAAATCACTATCCCAGATGGCTTGATCCCAAACACCAACATCCCAACCAGACATTAACGTAACCCTTCAAGTTTGCTGATAATTAGTTTAGTAAGCTGCAACTCTAAATCTTCTAGTTCATTGATTGCTGCTTCAGCAAACACTGGGGTTTCTTTAGGTTTTGGCTGCTCTATTTTCCAAGTGCCACTTTTAACTTTATTTAGGTAATCAAGTTTTGAAGCATCACTCATACAATTCACCATCTTGGATAGTTCGCAAGAAATTCACATATGTTTGCGAGTAAATGATTATTAATTATTTTGAGTTTAAACGCTAATCGGTCAAGCGCCACAATACACGCACACCTTAAAGCTGTTAAATGCCCTTTGCGGTCAATCATCAAGTAACGCGGAAGCATCACCGTAAACGTGAATGATGGGTCACTTTCACAATACGCTGTTGCAGGAAGTTTAGTCATGCTGAGGTAGCCGTAAGTTATCCATGTCTTCAAATTTAAGTTGCGTCTTTGCCTACACCATAAACATGTGATGTGAAACCGATGAATCTTCCTTGTCTTATCCATAAAGGAACGACAAACTGGAGCACAATTTAACATGTTTAAGTCACTTGGAAACAGAAATCAGGAAACCTAATCTGAGGACACACATGTTTATGCAAAGCAAACTCTTGCACGGCATCCACAACCCCTTCTTGACCATAGAGATAGTCGTGTCCGCCAATAAAGCCGCCAACCTTAACTAAATCATAGTAAAGTTCTAGGTCTTCTTGCACGAACTCTTTAGAGTGATTACCGTCAATGTAAACAAAATCAAACACCTTATTCTTTAAGACTGTTTGAGCTGCTTCTGAGCTGGATAAATTCACGAATCTTACACGTTCATCATGTTTTAACGTGTTAAATCTGCTTTTCCCCTCTTTGGTGTAAGCGTCAATCACACGGTTGCCCTGCTTGTATGCGTTGCCGATGTAGGGGTCAACACAGAACAGTCGATTAATTGATAATTCTTTGAGTAAGTTCTCAGCGTTCACGCCGAAACCAAACCCTATTTCGCACCCAACCAACTCTCGAGAGCCGCTATGTTCTTTAACGATCTTTGTAAAAGGACGCGGAACCCCATGACTATTCGAAACTGCATCATTCACCCACTTATACACATGAGGACTAAGCGCATGCATAACAGCGAGACTGGTTTTTAATCTGATGTTGCGGGTGCGGT